AAGGCCCGTCTAGCAAAGGTAACGCTGCAATCGACATCGCCCCTGCCGTTGTAATCGTTATCTTATGGGGCTGCGCGGTGCTCGATAGGATAATACTATTAGTCGTTCCTATGTCATCCGCCTGTACACCCCGCAGTGCGCGAAGCGTTGAATTCCCAGACCAAGGGGTGTTCATTCGGATAAGTTGGTATAGCACGCAGGTAGCTAAGACATTCGCCCCGCTTGTCACTCCAGCCCCAAAGGCCGCTCCTGTTTCATCTCCCATTGTTATATCATTGCCGCTGATGGCCGTAACCTTCATAACGCGATTGCGGAATGGGCCGATAGCTGCGTAGTCCAACGTACTTGGTGCCCATAGCATTACATCATCACCGACAAGAAACCCGGTGCTGGTTGCCACGGTCACAGTCAAGAATTGTGCCGATAGTGATGAGGCCGAAACGGTAGAATTTATAGTCGTGAAAACCGGCGAAGTCCCCTGGTATACCCGAAGGGAATTATCAGTGAACTCTAGAAGATATGAGGTATTCGTTCCATGAAACGGGAGAAGCTTCGCATACCCTTTATTCCTTGTGGATGCGATAAACTGTGTGCCGCTGCGCCGTGTCCATGCCCCTTCCTCCACAGGCATCCCATTCATGCAAACATTCATTGCATGTTTGTAGGAGGGCAGATCGCTGCGGCCTTGTGCGTTTGGGGACCACTCACCTCCAAGGAACGCTGTTTGATGAAAGGCGGATCGAGCCATTACATCCTACAGGTAATTAAATCGTCTACGTCTGGATCAATCGGCCCAATCTCAATCCCGTTTACGGTTATGGCTTTGTAACGCTCGGTGGTGTAATGTCGGCGAACGTTGTTAAGGATGGTAGTCAGCAACGAAGGATCAGTCACTAGAATTGGTGCTGTCTCCTCCGCGATCCTTGCTGCCAACATTTCACAGAACATAGGGTCGAAGTCCGGCACGTCTACCACGTTGGCAATGTATCGCAACATGAGGGAGTTTATACTAGAGGAAAGAAGGTAATCCCCCTCGAACGTCCAATCCTCTCGGGTATTGCCATGTGGGGCACCAAGCCAAACGTTCGCGCTGCCCTTGGGGTTGGTTGGGGCTTGCCGTAGAAAGCCATGCGGAAGCCGAAAAACATTCCAGGTGTTGTTGTCAACAGCCGGCCCGGTGCCAATGGGGTAGAAAAAAGACAAAGGCGTGGTGGTGCCGTTAACGAGCAGCCAGAATCCAGAGGTGGTTACTGGATCGTTCCCTGTCGTGCCATCCCCGTTTTGGGACAACAAACTCATGTAAACCTTGGCATCCGTACCTAGCGCCAACTCCCCCGTGAAATAGGTATTGGTTGTAAGCCAAGCCTGTACGGTGTCTACCCCCGTATAGTGCTGCCAAGAGGCCCCCGGTTGAGGCGTGTTTGCTAGGTTAGCCGCCACTTTGCTCTGCCACCATTCCCCGTTGGCATCCACGACAACCGACCCGGCAGCATAGGTCGTAGACGCACTATACGTCGGCGGTGTCCAAACCAGCGTTTGTGGCCCAAAAGTAATAGCCGTACCGCTGGGAATAGACCCGGTGATGGCCTGTGAGAGCGTAACAGTGGTGGCGGTGATAGCCGTGACTGTCGTGTTGGAGGGGAGGTCCGTGTCAGAAGAAAACACAGGCCCAGTGGTGGCCCCGGTTGTATCGGTGAACGTCAACGTCGTGCCGCTTGAAACCGTCGTACTTGTTGCAAGCGTAACCGTGGATGTATCTATAGGCCGCAGAACTACTCTCTTAGTCGCAAACCTCCAGAGATTACTCCGCAGTTCTGCCTCACGAACCTTGTCGAAAACAAACCCCGTCTCTTTCGCGTTCGGGCTGCTGTCGGTGAACGCAACAATCCGTAGCATACGACAATGTTGAAGTGCCCTATTTGCGATATCTACCGATGTCTGGAACGCCAAAGAGGAAGTCATTTAACGCCCTCCTGGGGCAGCTTGGCCTCCCTGTGCCGGCTGCCCACCTTCTTGCGCTTCCCCTTCGGTGCTGCCTTCCTCGATAGCGTTGATCGCTTTCGCCATTGAGAGATAGCGGTTGTAGATCGCTAGGCACTCGGCGGTTTTTTCTTGGTTTTGTGTCAAGGCAGGGGAAAGTTCCATCCCCAAATGAGCGGCCCAAACCTCATTAAACAGGTCATGGTTTGTAGTCACATCGGTTTGGTCAGCCACAAAGCGAAAGATAATAGGGCTGCTATCGGCGGTGTATAGATAGCCGGCCTCGATTTCCCAATCGTTGTAGCCCATTCCAGCAGTCAACCCTTGCCGTACCACTGCCGCTGCCTTTGGGTCTTGTGGAGCGATGCGAATGTAGTTCGCTGGGAGCTGATAGATGTTGCGGATCGTGGTGGTGCCGGTGGGAGGGTTGACGCCGGCAGGCCAGAATACCGTTGGAGAAGCTACGGTCGCCCCGGTTATTGTTACCCAAGGAGCGCCAGAGGCAGGATTGGCGGTTGTAGCGGTGGTGATGCCGGTAAGAATATATGCTGTGGTAGAAACGTAAACCACATCACCGGGATAGTATGGCCCACCACTTGCCCAGGCATCCGCAGCCAATGGCCCGAAATAAGACCACCACCAAGGATTGACACCACCTGCACCAGGGGTATGCGCAAGGTTGGTGCCTACAGTTGAAATCCAAGGATAGCCCGCGCTATCAACAACGATATTGCCTGCCGCATAGGTAGTGCCGGCGCTGTACAAAAGTGGTGTAACAATCTTCGTAGTCGCCGTATACTTACGCAACACCGCACGTCGCGTAGCAAAGTTCCAAACGCTTCTTTCCAACTCCGCGCGACGTATCTTGTCGATTGCAAAGTTGGCTTCGGAGGCTTGCTTGCTGCTATCTGCAAGCGTAGAGATACGCGCAATCCCTAGATGTTGGAGCGCGCGGTTTGCAATGTCAACGGGGGTTGTGAAGGGCATTTATGGCACCCAGGGAGTTGCGAGCGTAACGATGGCCCCGGTTGCAGCGATGGCTTTTAGGCTACCGTCAGTCGAAGAGAACAGCCGCCAGCCGGTGCTCGGGGCCGTTGGGGTTGCCGCCGGCTCAAGGTCCAAACCTTTCGCCCCGGTGATCGGTATGCTAGGTAGAGAAAGCCCTGCCGAGCTGGCTGTCACACTCTTATTCGGCTGCTGATAAGCGTAAGTCCCACCCGGCATTCCATCAACAGCATCCATATACCGCAGCGAGACGCTGCTAGACATGGCGGTTGGGGTAATGTCGGTCCATCGGCTTTCGATGAGTGAGATGGAATGCTGTTGGAGGTTAGCGTTGATGCCCGCGAAGGCGTAGTGCCCGACACGATTACCGACAGCGGGCGTGGCTGGCTTCCCGGTCAGCACCATGATCGCGCCGTCGTTAGTGAATTTCGTTAGATCAATACGCCCGGCATTGGTGATCCGGCCAATCATCCGGCCCGCGCTGTCGAATACCTCTACGCTATTTGCATTGTCATCAGCAGTGACACCGACAAAAGTGGCAGGGGCGCTCATTGTGTCAAATCCCGAATAGCGTTGTTAGAAAGCGCGCCATTCCAAACAGCTAGAACACGCAATGGGCCGTTGAACAACCCAGAACCAGCCCCCGTATTACCAATCTGGACGGTTGTAACTGCTGGCACAGAAGCGGAACCCGCCGTTACTACCGCCCCGCCATCTCTGACAACAGCCATCCGCCCAACCTCAAAAGCGGCAGCAGCTTTACCAAAGGTCGATTGCCCCCAAGCGCCGGATGATGCAGCGGAACCCTGCGAAACACTCGCGACGGTAACTAAAACACCAGCAACCCCGGTGGTAAGCGATCGGAACAGCGCCTCTCGATTGTTTGCAGTGCCATCCGAAAGGGTCACTGCACCCTGATTACTACCATAAGTAACGGTTGCTTGTGGGGTGCCGGAAGCAAACAAACTGTTCGTCCCCGCCTGCGCGCGCACTGTCGTTGCGGTAATCACGTCTGCTGCCCGTGTTACGGTCGCTCCTGCCGTTACAATAAGCGATGTGGCAAACGCTCCAAGTTCTAGCTGGAAAGCATTGAGCGATCCCGAGACGGTAACAACAACCGTGCCCGCCCCGGATAGCGTGAAGATATTGGGTGTGCCGTTGGTAGCCGCGCCAAAGCCAGTCCCGACCGCTGTTCCTGCCGATGATGTGGCCGAGCCCGAGCCATTGACCCATAGTGTATAAGTGCCGGTGGCGAGCGAGGCCGTGGTCTGTGTGGCTGGCGCGGTTGAGTTCAGCAGGTTGTTGGTTCGCGCTTCGAACACCATGAGGCCGACGTTCGGCGAGCGCGCTCGCTGTCCGCTAACGAACGATGCGTAAGGAAAGCCTGAGGCCGAGGTTGATAACAGGTCTGTCGCTGTTGAGGCACGTGTAACGGAGAGTAGACTACTTTCTGCTATAACCGCGCCACCACCTGTGCCGGTGCCTTTCCACCCGGCCCCGAGAGCAAAATCGAAGGCAATATCAGGATTATATGGTGGCACCCATCCTGGCTTTTGGGTGACAATACGAACCGCTGTCCGCATAGGCTAGACCCCTACAGCGTGCAGCGTGATCTTGAAAACGTCAGCCGATGAAGGGGTATAGGCACCAATCGTCACGAGGTATGCGAAGATGCTCGTTCCCGAGAGCAGAATTTGCTTATTGAGGCCATTCAGTTCGACATAGAGCGTTGAACCGAGGTCTACAGGGGAGCCCAATTCCACGAAGCCAAGGTAGGAAGCACGATCGCCAGAAGGCAGATCGAACGCCGCATTATCACCCAGCGCGCTTGGTGGCGTGACATTATAAAGATGCAGTCGGTAACTCGTCATGCCGCTGATGATTGCGGCGAGGTCGATTTCAAGGGAGCAGCTTGTCAGCATGATCCGCCCGGCACTCGGCCCCATTGTCGCGAAGGTCAGCGCCGCCGTCGAGCCGGTCGCTGCGCCAATCACATCATTAGCAGTATACGCGTTCGTATCCGCCGTCCGGGTCAGCGTCACCGCCGCACTATAGGAATTGGCCTTTACCGTTACGCTATCCGTCGTACCCGGAGTGGTTTGGTCAATTCCGACCTTGCCGATAAGCGCGGTGCCTGCCGCTATTGTAACAACGCTTTCAGTATCTTCCCTAAGGGACATTGCTACTCCTTATGCCGCTCGATATGGGACGCGAACAAGGAAGGCTTGGACAGCGGCGGTTGTTACAATGTCAAATTTATAGGTGCCCGGAGGAAGATCATAAGTAGCAAACCCTGCTGCCACTAGAGCCACAGAGGCATTCTGATAAGTCGTGCCATCTGGCATAAGAACCTGTAAAGCAATCGACGTGTCGGGCGCGGACGTTCCAAATGCATACCTACCCCCAAGCAACGTGAACGGGCCAAAGTCCACCGTCGCGCCTGTGAACGCCACCCCATCGCTGTTGAAAACTGTACTCAGCGCCATTCGCTATTCCTGAAAATAAATCGCAACGCGGTCGATCTTGGCAATCGTACAGGCGACTTGAAAAGTCCCCCCTGTGGTCTGGAACCTCGCAAAGCCGAAGTGATCCGGCATGTCTCCACTGCCAGTAGTGACCGTCGCCTCCGTAGTCGTTGTTCCGCTTGTGATCTTTTGCAGAGTTGCGGTGCCAGGATTGTTGTTATCCACCATAAACACCCGCATCAACCCAACACCGGCTGGAAGCTCGAATTTCCCCGTGGTTGTCCCAAGAGCAACGTTGTTAAAAGATGCCCTTAGCGGAATGGCGAACCGCTCTTGGTTAGTGAGCGTAATGCCCTGCGGCATAATCTAGCCCCCCGCGTGGGCAGGCGGTGCCATATTAGCCCCGGCTTGATCGAGACCCCCCTGTACAATCCAACGCTCAAAAGTCTCCAACGCCCAAAGAACCTCGGCGCGGGAAGGCACATAGGAGCCATTCCCCATCCGAAGCTCTATGATATCCGCCGCCGTCCCGGAGGTGCCTGCATGAGACACATCCGAGAGGGTGCGGGTGTCGGAGGTAATACTGGCGTAGTAGGTGGTGGTAATTAGAACCTCCTATTACTGCGGCCACTCAGCCCAGATGTAGACAACCTGTACAGCAGCAAGGGCCGCAACACAAGTCAGAGCCATGACTGTATCAGGGCCAAAGATAATCCCCATGTCTTTGAATGAAAACCAAGTGGGGATGAAGCCAACAGCGGTTGCATAGTTCCCGAAGAGAGGCAGCACGATCGGGTTGGCGGCAGCATTGGTCATCGTCGCTGCCGTATACGCCTTCGCTACACTCGTCGCCGTCCCAGAGCCAAGCGGCATGGAATATGCCGTTAGATCAGTGATGCTGGTAGGGATACCACCAGTTGCACTCGCGTTGATCTGGAACTCCATCGCAAAGTTCTTGAGGGCAACTTCGATGGTGACGCTAGAAATACCCAATCCCACCAGTTCCACATCCACAGTGCTGGTTGCGGGATTGCGAATGCCAGCTTTCGAGGCCAAGGTCGTCGCCGGGGCCGGAACCGTCACACCCGCAACCAAGGTCGAGGACATAAACAAATTTCCCCGCTTAGCCATCTGGTAGAAGGGCGTGTGATGACTGTCCACCAGCATCGCGCCCTGCTTCGTCATGGTCAGCGGCATCAAGCTCAGATCGGTAAGGTTCTGGGCCTTTGGGTTCTGGACTACTCCCGCAAGAGCCGTTGCGGGAGAGCCGCCAAAGATCGGATTACCTGCCATTTGTTTTCTCCTTACTCTGGCATCGTGTAATCGACGAACAGGGTCGTCTTGACGTTTGCGTTGGAGCCCGTAGAGGTGAGCTGCAAGCAGATATCAAGGAAGCCCCCAGGATCGTCGCTTCGGACATAGACCGAGCCGCCTGCCGATGCCGTCTGGAAGTGGGGAGCAATGGCACTAGAGCAGAAGGCTCCAACCGGCGTGGTCTGGAGGGCCAGCAAGTTTGCGATTGCCTTCCACAGGGGATTGCCGCTCTGGCTCGGGATGTAGTTGGCATCCGTAAAGGCCAGGGTTGCAGCTGCGTAGGTGATGTCAACTGGCGCGGACAGTCCCACGACGTTCGCCGGATCAGTTCCAGGCAGGTACGTATAGGTCGCGCCCACATGCACCGAGGCAAAGAATGCCGAGCTGATGGCGGTGAGATTGCTAACATTCACCGCCTGACAGAACCGGGCATCATCAGGATACCACACTCCACAGTTGAAGGTGAGCGTAGTGGCCGCAGCATCCAAGATGATCGCAACCTTCTGGATGCTGGCATTGGACGGAACCCGGACCATTCGGTTGAGAACGCTCGTCGCCTGCGAGGCAGTAGGGGTAATCGTCCCCTGTGCCCTCATCAGCCTCCCCGCAGCCCCCATCCCGGCATTGGCGCGCAGGGACGGGGTTGCATCGAGGTTAGTGATAATCCCCGAAAGGGTTGCAGTCGTTGGAGCAGTAACAGGTGCAGTCATTTATCTACTCCTTAAACCGAGGTCGGATCAGCGCCGGTCGTGTCGGCAGCATTGATCTGGATGATCTTGTATTGCTGGGTTCGAGTAGCCCCAGCCGAGATCATGCTGTAAAGCTGCCACGGATGGCTCGACAGGTCTTTACGATTGTCGATGCTGACAGTCATATCCTTCCAAATCCCCAGGTACATGCCGCTTGGCACGAAGGCAAAGCAATTGCGGAGGGAGTTGGACGAGCTGGTGTTCAGCCGCTCAGAGTGCAGAATGTCGAAGCCCGCAAGGCTGGTAATGACGCCGTTTTCGATAATCGGGCGCTCATTGTACTCCTTGCTGATGACCTCCTGCTGCTTCTTCAAGTCAGCGATTTGCTGCGAGCCCATGATGACGCAGGGGCGCTCAGCCTCAAGATCGACCTGATAGTGCTGCATGATGCGATAGGCTTCGACGAGCTTCGGGTAGCTCATGCCGGTGGAAGCGGAAGCGCCAAAGGTGTCGGCGACAAGAGCATTCGTGGTGTCGAAGGTCTCGGTGGAAAGCGAGCTTGCATCCACGCCAACACTCGCGCTACCATTAAAAGCCGTAATCATCAGGTCGTCAAAGAAGCGGTTTGCCGCCGCCATTGTCGCCTGACTGATCGCGCTCTTGGGATCAACGATGGTTTTCAGCTCGTCGAAGGTATCGACAGGAACCGTCAGATCGCGATCGGTCGGAAATACCCAACGCCGCGTGTAGTTCTGAAGCTGGAAAACCAGAGGGCTATACCGGCCCTGAGGCGCGGTGTAGACTAGCGCCGAGGCTTGCTGGATGGGCGAAGCCATTTTGCCAACGTGAGCGCCAGCACTGGTATGCCCACGGAGCTTGGAGGTCTTTTGCTGGAGCAAGAGTTCCAGCATAGTCGTGTACTGCGTAGTTGGCAGTTCGGTTTCAAAAGGATTGGTAGGTGCGTTTGCCATTGTGGCACTCCGAAAAAGGTTGCAAAGCCAAAGCCAGCAATCAAGCTGGGGGGTTGTTTTGGCCTTGTCCTTTTTCGGGGGCCGGTAGGCTAGAGATAACGGGTTATGCGTCTCGGTGTCGCGCCCGTGTCTATAAAGTTAGAACGATTGTTTCACAGTTCAAGGGCGTTATTTCTTGTTGCTCTTTCCTGCCTTGCTCATGGCGATGGCGACGGCTTGACGCTGCGGCTTCCCAGCGTGCATCTCCGTCCTGATGTTAGAAGCAATCACCTTCTTTGAACTCCCACTCTTCAACGGCATCACATATACTCCACCATGCGATTGGGCGGGAAAAGAGGCTCGGTCAGGCAGGGGCCATTGGCCTGGAGCGCGTTCTTCCCCAGCCACATAATAAGCGCCGTATCCGCGCACTGCTTCCAGAATTCAAGGTCTTTGCCGAAGTATTTGGGATTGTCTGCGTATCTTACGAACGCAAACTTCCCCTGGTTCTTGTCGGTCCCATACCGCACCGTAATCGCCGGAGCTTTCGCCCCGTTTACCTCAAGATCAATAAGCTCTTCCTTGAATGCCATGTTACGCCACCCTCAAGCTATC